GTTCCGCGTGGAAGCAGACGGCAACCCGCAATTTCAGCACCTGAGTCAAGTGCTGCGCGGATGGCATCCTTATTAGGCTCACGCACAATTCGTACGAAGATCGGGTCAAGTGCAGACGGATCGTCTACCTCAAGCGATTGCTTCCCACCATTGCCGGCGATTGACAGTTTGAAACGCGGGGTTTCAATCTTGAGTTTGCCAGTCTGCTCCATTGCCGCCTTTAGGCCTTCCTTGAGGCGCGTTGCCAGCGCATCGTCGGCAGCGGCAAGCGCACGGATTCGAGAGGCTTCCTTGCCCCTCGACTCCGCACGCATTTCGAGTTCCTTGATGAACCCTGCGTAAGACTCGGCCTTGCTTTCAAGCGCACCGTCAAGTCCTGCAAGGTGCTGATTCAGCGCGTCCTGCGTTTCGGGGGAGTCAATACCCCCATCAAGAACTGCGTCCAAGATACATTGCATTTCGGATGTGATTGCGTAGAGACTCATTTAGTAATCTTCTTTAATTTACCTTTTGTAACTGGGCTATTTAATCCAGTTCTTGATTTGCAATATGCGACAAATCCTGGCATATTTAGATTTTCTCGTTGTGTTCCCCAGCGCAAATTGTTTGGGCGATTATCAGTTGCACATTCATTGATGTGAATTACTACTGACAACTTTGACGGTTCAGGCCCATGAAATGCTTCGCACACCAACCGATGAATCTTCATATTCCCAAATCGACGCAATGAAATACCAAAGTATTTATGCCTTGCGGTCTTTGATGATTTTCTTATATGTCCAAATGTTGGTTTAACCGCATATGTTCGCGGTTTGTTGAACGGAGTAATTACTTCATATGGCAACACTTGTATTCTTCCTAATGAACTTGCAAGCATTCCGGGGCGAGAAGGAATTGGTTTCCATATTTCTTTAGACATGATGGCGTATCATATCTAAAAAGGAACCTCCTCTTTCACGGCCTTCACGTTGCCGAGGCAGCGCATGACCTGCAAGGTGTCACCGATACGCTCAACGTCGAGTGTGATGGAGTTGCCAATAGTGTCACTTAGCAATTTAGCGTACTCCTCCACGCTGGTCGCAATCCACGCAACGCCATGCTCGCCCTCGGCCTGGATAGCGTAAGGCTTGCCTGGTCGCGCCACTACGCGCAGGATCTTGAACACCCCGGCGTACTCTTCGGGGTACGCATCGGCAACGATTCTGTCCTTGACAGGCTCTGCCTTAGCAGGTGCTGCCTTTGCAGGGGGCGCAGATGGCTTAGGAGCGGCGACAGGCGCACCCTTGGCTTCTGTTGACTTGAACGTCTTGCGAGGCTCAGGGCGGTCATTACGGTCGCCGCTGCTGCCGGCGTTGCCGTCATCGTCCTCCTCGCCGACAATCCCGGTGATGGCTGCAAGCGAGTAACGGCGCAGGTAGGTGATGCTCGACCCCAACTGCTGCACCGTTGCGCGGTCAGGCAGGGCAGACCAAATTGTTTCGGCCATCCACTCCCCGCTTGAGTGCAGCAGGGTGGTGGTCACGCCAACCGAGCCGCCGTCATTGCTGACAGTCTGAACTGCGCTGATACCGTGCGCTGCAAGCGGTGCGCGTACCGCGTTAATGATCGCACCTAGGCTGGCGTACCGCGACTTGAAGTGCGGGTTGACCGCGTCCAAGTTGGGGTTTTTGATGTGGCCGTTTGCCGCCGCCAATGCCTTCGCCAACTCTCCGATTGTTTCGCTACGTTGCATGTGAAGTCCTCTCTAGTGACTGCGCGGAACGCCGCGCACGACTGACACAACGTGTGTCAATGTGTCAAATATACCAACAAGCAACCTACTGTCAACCTGTAATGTAAATGGATATGCGAGATTCAGCAGTATTTCCGTATGACTTGGTGGCAACAAGACTTACGACCTGCGAATCATCGGCGTAAATAACGCCCGTAAGACCATCAAGCACTGCCCGGCACAACTTGTCAATGTCTCCGATTCCCTTGCCTGGGTGGGTTGCGACGCCGGCGCGAAGCACACCCTTCGCGTTGTAGTGGCTCTTCGGCCTGACAAACGTGAACGCGATTGACACGCCTACCGTCCCGTGCGTTGCGCTTTCAGCCCACACCTCACGCGCTGCAAGGGCTATCGTCGCTCTGTAGGGCTTCACGCGAGAGCAGGACTCTACGAGGGCAATGCGTCCACCTCGCGTCCTGAACGCCTTCTTGCTGCCCTGCGGAGCGGCGACACCAGGTACGCGAAACTCAATCATCATCGGTTCCACGCGCCTTGTATCGGTTGGCTATCTCGCGAGCAAGTTCAAGCCGCAAGTATTTGATTTCTTCAGACGCTTCAAGCAACAGCGGATCGGTTGACTCGGAGGTCGCAATGCGATCAACGATGTCTTCAAGTTCGATCATCCCTCCCCCTCGTACCAAACCTTGTCAAGTTTTTCAACAAATTTACTTCTTATTGTTTCCCTTAAACAGTCGCTTTCCGTTTGCGCTTTTGCAAGTTGCGCTTCAAGCAATTTGATTCGTAATTCAAGAAGTAAAACGTCCCTGCCGGGGGAACGCCCCCCAGCAGGAACGCCGCAAAAACCATCGTCAGGAGTTGGCATTGGCAACCTTGGCTTTGTGCCGGCTACCACGCAACACGCGAGACACAGCACCTGTTGACACGCCGTACTTCACAGCAATGTCAACCTGTCGCATTCCCGCTTCCTTGTCAGTCCGAATTCCCTCAACGATATATGGCAGCATCTTCTTCATGTGATTCTCCGGTTGATGATGTTAAGCAATTGTCTGATCTCAAACCCTGCCGCTTTGTGGTCGAACTTTGCGCCTGATTCTAATGCCCCGCCAATTACACCAAGCATCTTGCAATGGTGCTGAATGTCCCTGATCTGTGCGCGTAAGTGCGTCACGACTAAGCCGCGTTCGTTTAACAGCGATTCGTAATAGCCTGGTGTTGGTGAACTCATGCCGTCCCGTCCTTATGTCTTACGATTTTGTATTTTTTTTCAGCCCGAATAGAGACTCTGATGCGGTCGTTGATTTCAGAATTCTGTACCTGCGCGAATATCTGTGCGATTTGGCCTCCGTCTTCGTCGTAGATAATGGCTGAGTCGCCGTATTTGCGAAAAGTTACGGTCAAGCAGCCAAGGGGTGATCGCGATGTTGGCGGGTTAGTCATGATGGAAGTCCTGTGAGGTTTCGAACATCGCCTGGATGTAGTCGCAACTTTGCGGCGAGGTAAGCGGCGTGGGCCTCCTCCGCGGTGTCGAAGGAGCCAAGGTGCTGACTTCGTTCATTGACGCTGATCCGCGCATCCCAACGCTTTTTGCCAATGTGCCACGACACGCCAAGAAAGCCGGAGGTGTTGCTTTTTTGTGGGCGCGTCTGATTTTGCATGTTTGTGGATTGTGACACATCACGCAAGTTCGCTATCCGATTGTCTGCCCGATTCCCGTTGATGTGGTCGATCTGATGGTCGGGCCACGTTCCATGCGTGTACAGCCATGCCAATCTGTGCGCCCTGAATTTCGTCCCGTTGACCTTGATGTGAATGTAGCCGCAATCGCTGACCGCTCCCGTTCCCGCGACCGCGCCCATTTGTATCCCTGAGCGACTCACCAGCCACCGAAAAATTCCGGTGTCGGGGTCATAGTCCAGCAGGCCTCGCAGTGTTTGGGCGGTAATGTCGGTGTTTTTCATTTTCGACTTTTCCGTTTGCGGATGGCGGCAGCAGCCAATCGGTAATTTACGAGACATATTTGATCTTGGTTGAAGGTTCACACTTGGTGATAAAGTTGACACACTTGTTAAGCAGTTCGTCGCGCACGGATTCAATAGTGTCATCCGGGTCGCGGACACACAGGCTTGTAAACCGTGTTCCTTCAATCCCCGTAGGCGTTGAACTGACGAGGTACACGGATGACCGCCAGTACTGAAACACGGGGTTGCCGTCACCCTCGTCAACGCGGTGCAGCATGGGGTCGCCAGCAACAATAATCATTGCCGGCAAGCCGACATGCTTTGCCAGCCCTTCCCTGATGCCGCGCTCGTTGAGGAACGCAGGGATGCCTGTTGCGTGTTCCCATGAAACGTCTTCCATTGTCGGTCGCGCCCATCGGTTATTTTCGTGATCGCTCATGCCGTCCTCTCAAATAAAGTTGTTGGTATCGGTAATGATGGAAGTCTCGAAAAGTGGCGAATATCGCCCAGGTGGAGTCGCAATTTTGCCGCCAAGTAAGCCGCGTGGGCAACTTCCGGGCTGCTGAAATAGCCAAGGTGCTGACTTCGTCCGTTGACCTTGATCTTGGACATCCAACGTTTATTGTCCTTGTTCCACGAAACCCCAAGAAAACCGGAAGCGTTGCTCTTTCGTGGGCGCGTTTGGTTCTGCGAGTTGATAGACGGAGAAACGTCACGCAGGTTGGCTATCCGATTGTCGCTCTTGTCGCCGTTGAGATGGTCGATTTGTTGTTCGGGCCACACGCCGTGAAAATGCAAATAAGCGAGGCGGTGGGCAAGGAATTTTTTGCCATTGACCATGATGCGAATGTAACCATCGTGGTTGAGCGTCCCCGCGATTACGCCTGCTTTGACATTACGGCTAGGTTGCACCCGCCAGTGAAAGATTCCAGTCTCCGGCTCGTAGTCCAACAGGCCTCGCAGCGTGTCCACCTGTGCCGTCAGGCAGTCAATCTCTTTGCACAATGTCGCTATGTCTCTCAGGTCGCTCATGTCGTTTCCTTCTCTGCCTCAACGGCTGCAATGCGTTCACCGATCCACTCCATGCAATTTACCGCCATGCTGTTTCCCAAGGCTTTGTACCTTGACCCATCAGGGCAATCCTCTGCTGCCTTTTTGCGCCAAGGGATCAGCGTGTAGTCATCAGGGAAACCTTGTAATCGTTCGCACTCGCGTGGGGTTAGGCGGCGCACGGTCATTGCTTGTGCGACTCCATGCACAAACGATGCATCCACGGTAGGTGCTGGATCTCCAACACTTCCTACACCAAGACCCTGTCGGTTCTGTGCATCGTGTTTATCAGGGTCACGCTGGCTGTTTCGTAGATCAAGTGGAATAACTTGCGCTACTCCATGCACATCTGCCTTTGTCATGGTGTACATAGCACCGTCTGTTGATGCGCCTACGCCTGTCGGCCCACCTTTGTCCCGCCCAATCAGGTTGCCTTGAATGGCAACTGGGATATACGCGCCGTGACCATCAAGTTCCGTGTGCGACCGCACACCGCGACTGCCAAGCGTATTGGCAATTGGTTGTGCAACCATAGTAAATCCATCTGCGCGACTGTAATCATTGCTTGTTGTTTCCAAACACGGTGCTACGTTGTGACTTGTAAAGAAGCCTGTTCCAACGCTTGCTTCAACATTTCCGGTAATTTCTTCCCGCGCCGCTCCGCTCTTCGCAGAATGCCGTTGCACGCTTTCGCGCTCAAACAATACCTTTGCGGCAGCGGTTGCGTTTCCAAAACATCCGACAACGAAAACACGTCGCCTGCGCTGCGGCACGGCATGGCTGTGCCTGTTGCTTCTGACCCATTGAGCGTCAAGCACTCGGTAGGCCCACCCATACCCCAATTGCCCCAACCCACCAAGGAAGGAAGCAAAATCCCTTCCTCCGGATGAACTAAGAACTCCCGGCACGTTTTCCCAAACGACCCATCGAGGCCGCAAACGTGCAGCGATTGCAAGGTAAGTAAGCATGAGGTTTCCGCGTGGGTCGCGGAGTCCCTGCCGAAGCCCGGCAACGCTGAAGGACTGGCAAGGGGTTCCTCCCACCAAAAGGTCAATTGCTCCTGCATCTAGTGGCCACTCCTGAAATTTGGTCATGTCCCCAAAGTTGGGAACGTGAGGGTAATGATGCGCGAGAACCGCGCTGGGGAAGGGTTCAATCTCCGAGAATCCAACAGGCTCCCAGCCGAGGGAATGCCATGCAACGGTCGCTGCTTCAATGCCTGAGCATACGGATAGGTATTTCATGCGTCCTCCGGTGGTCTATCAGCAATGTACTTGCGTACCGGCTCCGCGTCTTCAATGGCAGCGCGTACCTCGGCCATTGGGAAGTCTGACGGGACAATGTCTTGGTCAGTCAACTCAACGTCATCAAGCGCAATCTCAAGGATGTTCCATGAAATTAGTTCCCAGCCTTGCACCCCGGTGTAGTGTCCGGGCTTGTGGTTTTGCCAATGCACCTCAAGCGTTGCGGTGACAACGTGTTCGCTTAGGTATTCCGCAACCTGGTCATCGGTAACCCACTCCGACAGAACGTCAATTTGCATGATTTGCTTTGTCATTTAAGCCTCCAAACTTTGATCATGCGCCCGTGTGTTGATGGTCGAATTGACGATGTCACCTTGCCCGTCCACGCAAAGTCAGACCTGAACACGCTGCCGGCTGCGTTGCCTAGATCCTCGTACCGTAGTCCTTCTGCCATCATTACGGCCGCTACGTCATCGGACGTTACAACTTCCCAGCGCAAAGCAATTCGCTTGGCAATTGTTTGTGCGTCGCCAAGAAGAGTTGGTCGAGCGTCAGCAGCCAAATGCATCCCAACTTCCTTGCGGCGTTGAGCCTCGGCGTAGTCAAAGATATTCACAGGGTCACCTTCGTGTCGCGGTGAGCGCATAGAAACGCAGCCTCGGCCGCGTAGATTTCGTCAATGCAAGCGTCAAACGCAAACTCGTTGTCAACGTCAACGCAAGCGCGTTCGTTGTGTGCGCGAATCACGCGCTGGCTAACGGCATCGTTGATCTCGCGAGCGGCTGCAACCAACACGTCACAATAAATGCGAGCGAGGTGCGGGTTGGTTTGTGCGTCAGTAACGGTAACTTTGAATTTGGTAGTCACGGTGTCAGTCCTCTCAAACTGGTTGCGTTGCGGCAGTATCGGCTGTCGCATCCTTCCCCCTCACGGGGGTCGGTGCGCGGTCAATGTTTATTTAGTCTCGCCTAGTGCAATAAACGCTGCAATGTCTGTCTCGGTTGTAAAGCGTTGACCACCAACCCAAATGTGCTTTATCTGTTGCGTGTGCATCCATCGGTGAATAGTTGCACGGGATATGGTCAATCCGTACTTTGTCTTAAATAGTTCTCTTACATCACTTATCTTGAGCGCAGGTTCCTTTGTTTGTTCGTTTGCTAATCGTTGAATTTCTCGCGCTCCGACGCGTTGTCCTTCTTTTTGCGCCCATCTTTGAGGTCGTGTGTTTGGCATGCCATGCACCTTTCTTGTTTGCGTTATCAGCGGCACGCGCCTCTGATTGACACAATGTACCCAAGAGATATATCGGCTGTCAACACCATGACCATGAATTTAATATAGATGTATAATGCCGGCGCGGAGATGTGGGTGAGACTCCCACTTGCGACGAGGCACAAGGCCGCAAGGTACGCCCCTCGTTTCCCAGGCAATGGGGTAACAGAACCTACCGACGGGACAGGGCGCGGCAACGCGCTGCTGTCTGCATAAACCTATGAATAATTTGAACCTTTATGCAGATCGACATAGTTTGGTGAGTGTGTCGATGCGGTCAGCATTCCAATTTAACCTATGTTTCCTGCTCCGGAAACAAACACAGCGCGGATCTTTCGATCAACGCGCTGCGCTTCCGGGGGGCTTGAGTGTACCACGTTGCGGCAGATTTATGGTATGGTGCTTGTAACAACTCCCCGTGTGGGAATTGCCGAGCGGCTGCTACTGCTCAAAATCTCGACAACTGTGGGTGGGGCGGGTAAGCCAGCAGCCGCTCCCCGCTCTGCCTACGGCTTTGGGAAATACGAATGGCGACGAAATTAAAGACTCAAATTTCGCAGGAATGCAAGCCAATTAGGCGTGGCGTGTTCCTTGATTTGCGGCGTGGGTATTTCGTTGCTTTGGACGGCACACACGGGCCGTGGCGATTACGCGAAGAAGCGGAACAAGCGTATCAGCGTCTTTGCGCGGCTGAAGCGGCGAAAGTTGCAGCGCGTAACGTTCGCGTGGCTTGGGCAATTAACGCGAATCAACAGGCAGCGGCAGAGCGCAAGAACGCAGCCCGAGCGGCAGCAAAGGTTGCTGCTGGTGCAAAGGAATCAAAGCGGATTGCACGGGCTAAAGGCAAACACGCAATAATTCGCGAGTCGTACGCTTGTGCGCGGCGTGGCGAATTTCGTGAGTGGGCGCGGCTGCACCTTGATTCACGAAGTAAACACGGCAAAGTTTATGAACTACCAGCCGATGCGGATTGTCAACTCATGTGGTTGATTTACCGCCACCGTCCAGAGGGGTTTGAGGTAGACCACATCATTCCACTTGGTAAGGGCAAGCATCATCAAGACAACTTGCAGTACCTTCGTGCGAGCGCGAACTCGCGCAAGGGCGCATCACTGAAGTATCGTTACGCTGATGGTGATCGCATTGAGTGGAAGACCGTCTTGTTAGCGGCAGGTGTTCCGATGTGGAGAATTACAAGCAAATACTGACAAACAAACGCATTATTTCCAAACTCTTTGACCTGGTCGATACGCGCCGATGACGGCATATGCCAACAGGCGATTGACACTTGGTTGAAGGGATGCGGAGACACGGACGGCGGAACGTCCGGCGAAATCATGGGTAAGGCAAGCAACCGTCATGTGAGTTCACCGAATAGTTTCGGATCTCGTAGTGCTTCCAGCGTGGCAACTGCGCTTTGTGCAGAAGGTATGAATAGGACGGTAGTAAGACCTTTGTGATCGGTGAGATACCCGGCGAAGGCCGACTGTGTTTGACAGTCGTAGGTGCAGGTGCGCAACCTAAGCGAATTTGTCCTCGCTAAAATAGGGCAGCACCCTCTTCTGTTGATGCGCGGCTCCGGCCATGCAACGACGCAGTAGCCCCGCCGAGGGGTTACTGCATCCACGCTCTCCGGTCATGCAACGAGGGATGTGCGAAGCCAAGCAGTACGTCAACGAAGCGTCAGCATCGAAGTGCTGGGATTGAAAGAGATTTGAAAAATCTCGTCCTTACCTTCCGATCTACATTTCCGCTCTAGCACCGGCATTGAGCCTCGCTGAAAAAAATCACTCGCCTAAACTTGCGATTTGACATCCCGCTTTAGCACCGCGTATACTTGAGCGTATGACAACAATTACATGGATGGACAACCGAAAGTTGATGGACGAACTGTGGCCGAAGTGGAGACTTGAGCCTGTATTGTCGAGCATCTTGAACGAGAAGTGGGGTCAACTGCATCAGGACAAACTGCAAAGTTGCATTCGCCAGCACCGTTTAGTGCGCGACTCAAAGCCTGATATATCAGCGATACACAAGGCGTACTGCGCTCTGATCCCTCAAAACCTGGTAGGTGAACGCGAGGTTGAGCAGACCCGCAACGACCTACAGCGTTGCACCCCGATCAGCGCAAAGGAGTTTGCCGAGTGGGATGTGTGGGCAGAGGCAATGCTAAAGAACGTCACAACCGAAGAACTTAAACAAGTGCATGAGTTCATTGGTCATGTACCGGAGTCGCGCCGAATCCTTGCCGTAGCCGTTGAGCATGTCCGCAAGCCAAGTGTGAGATACGCGTGAGGTACGAGAGCAAACCAGTATTACTGCACATAAACGCACTTGCCATGTATTTGCGAGGTGAAGGCTTTACCGTTGGCATGACGCACACCGGATTTATTGCCATCGATTCGGAAGGTGTGGTGTTTCAGGTCAGCCCGTTCAGGACAAGCGCACAGATTCAGCACCCCATACACAAGCGATTCCGTGAAGAATACTCGCGCAAACTTCCACAAACGCATTGGTTTGACGAGCGGATGGAAATTCTGATTAAGTGGGCAAACGACCCTAAGAGCAAGGAATGCACCCGAAAGATGTCAACATCACGACGGCCTGTGCAGGGGACAAACGCATGATGTATTCAACCACCCGTAACAAAGCCACGCTATTTGCCGCGAGGGTTCTTTGTTCTTGTTGATTTAACTACAGGTGCTGGTGCGGCCACAGGTGCTTGGACATTGCGGGTCATGGTGTACGCACCCCATGCCGCTTGCAGTTGAGCAAGGTCTGATCCGTCTACCTTGCCATCTCCGTTGACATCCATGAAGATGTTCCCATTACCCCATGCGGCAAGCAGCATTGCTAGGTCTGCACCATCAACTTTGCCATCGTCATTCAGGTCTTCGACTTTGGAAGACAATTTGACATGATTTACCGAGTAGTTGTGCGGCTTGAGTTGAGCGTTGATTGCAGCCATTTCAGGAACATTGACCTGCATTCCACCGTTCATAAGTCCCACAAATACGGTGCGTCCTGCTGAATCAATGACAAACGCAGGACTGCCGCTATCCCCTCCCCAAATGACCGGCCAACCACCAGCCTGTGCGCCTTCATTGACACCGTCCATAATTGGCACAACACCAAACCCATTGCACACGTCGGCAGCGTTGACAAACGATTTGCCCATAGACATCTTGTATGCCTTGCCTTCGCATTCATGTACCCAGACGGCATGAGTAAGCGGGATGTAACGAGCGTCAGCAATGTACGCATAGACGCAAACATCATCGGCAGGAAACGCTGACTCAAACTCTAATAGAGTGTGGTCAGGAGCAATGGCAAAGGTGACCTTTACCACCTTGCGAGTATGACGTGTTCCCGACTTGCCGAGGAACGTGTAGGTTTCATTGTCACCAACAGGTTGTCCGACCCCCCGGTAATGCTCGCATATCAGAGCGTGTTTTGGCGAGATAAGAACAGCAGCAGGATTGGTGGTGTTCCAAAAGTTGATGTTCTCCGCAATGTACGGAGTGGTTAACTTGCCTCGTAACAATGCAGAATACTCCCGCGCAAATGCGCGTGGACGCAGAGACACTCCCGACCAATTGACCGCTGCGCCCTGGCATGACGGGTTGAACCCCCTCTGTTCACCACCGACAAGCGGCATGAGTGTTGCCGCAGGAAAGTAAAGATGAATGTCGTGAAGGGCAGGATTGTAGTTTTTTAGGATTGCCATTGTGTTGTGGTGAGTTTACTATACGAGTTAACACATGATGTATCCAACTACCCGCAATAAGGCAAGAATCGTCCGAGCAGTCATGTACCTAGAACATGAAGGCTTTACCGTTGGCCAAACAAAGACAGGGTTTGTCGCTGTTGACCATGACGGCATTGTCATTCAAGCAACCCCGTACCGCACCAGCGCACAGGTCTTTCATCCAACGCTCAAGATCTACCGTGAGGAATATGCGCTATCCCTGCAAGAAATCTATTGGTTCACTGAAAAACTGTCATTGTTGACAGAGTGGGCAAAGGATCCAAACGCCAAGGAACCTGGTCGCGTGTTGTCGATTTCCCGCAGACCCGTACCCTCACGACAAAGAACCGCATGATCCATACGCTTTGTGCTGTACCAATTGCTTTGATCTTCCTTGCCGCCTGTGGGGTGTGGCTATGGTTCTTTGACGATTCATCTCCTGACTACTAATGCGACACACCAACCTACCCAACCATTTTTATGTGGAAGTTGACAACCAATACCTTGGCCCGAACATGCCATCCGGCACAACGCCTGGTATGTGGCATGCCATCTACGCTCGACCCGGTCAGTACTTGTCTTGCCATGTGATCCTCGCGTCCGGAGCGCACTGGTCAGGTCTGCCGCTACACGCGTTGTCAACGACCGATTCGTTTGACCCTGACTTTGATGACTCCTCACAGCCGTGGGGAGCAATGGGTAACGACATTGAAGCCGTGCAATTTAAGGCACTTGAAGGCTTGACTGTCAACGCGTTTCGCGCCGAGGTGTCAGGCATACACACGGGTATTGTCATTGATTGGGCTGACGGTTACTCGCAGTACCCCGCAGAACACAAGCCGTTGAGCCTGATCATTGCTGACGAAGGTTACTTCTTGCTGTTGCCCAACAACCACTTCACTGTCAAGGACAAGCACTTTGTTGACACCAAGAAGTACGTTGATCAAATGAAATTCTATAAAAGAGGCGATCTCGTATATTGGGAAACCGATTGACTTATATACTGACGTAGATGACGATAAACACTTACGACGAATTTAAAACGCATATCCGCGAGACACTTGAGTCGCAAGGATCGACACGCGGGGAACTTGCGGTTGCAATGGATAAGGCAGGGATACTCCGAGCGCACACGGTGAGGTGCTTGCTTGGTACGCCTGGTACGGTGATCGGTAAACGAAAGCCAGCATTCGACTCTGCGCTTGCCATTGCTGGCGCAGCAGGGTTTGACATCGTCCTGCGTAAACGCACATGATCACCAAGCGTATAGCCATCGTCGCTGTCAATGAAGACGGCTATCGCATCGGGCAATCGCATCACAACGCAAGAATCTCAGATTATGCAGTACAGTGCATAAGGGACGCACGGGAGGAAAGAGGGCTTTCCTACGGCAAATTAGCGTCAATGTTCAAACTCTCAAAGTCCACCATACAGAAACTATGCAACTATGAAAGACGCGCCCAAATCCCTCGCGCTTACAAAAAAGTCACCCAGTACCTCTGTGATCAAGCGACCAGTGGGCAAGCCGAAGCGCGGCCCGGTC